GTACTGCTTATTCGCTAGTAAAAAAATTAATTCTTACTGGAATGCCACGTTTGACAATGTAATTGCATCAACGTAATCCGCCGCATTACCTAATGAACTTGCTGTGTTAGTAAGTTCAATGTAACCATATCTTGTCATAAATGACACTACTGGTTCAAATGTAGCAGGGTCCATTACTGGGCCTGTGCTCATTAAAGGAATGTATGGGCAATAGAATGCAGGTGCATCAGTTTCGCTTGATCCTTTGTAACCAACAAGAACTTTAGTTCCGTCAGCCGCATAACTGTCAACAAAAACTTTGATAGAACCGTTTAATGTTCCAGCAAGTTTTGTGTTAGTAGGTGCTTCAAAAGAACCTTCAGTTGTTCTAGCAAAAGTTGAAGTAGATGCAGATTGTAGTATTGTTAATGCTTCTGGTGAAACAACAATATAGTTACCTGCGCCACGTCTTGTTCTTGCCGCGATTCTGTTAGCCGCTCTGTTGATCTCAATAGCCAATACTGCGTGTCTGTCACCAACATAAGTTTGTGTACCAGTCACAGAGTTAAAGTCTAAAGTTGTACCAGAACCAGCAAGAGTTCTTAAAGAACCTATGATTTCTTGGTCAATTTCAACAACAATTTCTTGTGCTAGAGCCTGCATAATTTCTGCTTCAACATCTAGACCATGCATAGATTCGGCATCTTGAGCTGACTCAAATGTCCATCTTGCACTTAAACGTCTAGTTTTTGCTTCAACAGTTTGCTTTAAGATTTGGATTGATAATTTCTTACCAGCAGTTCCTTCCGAAGCCGCTGTTGCATCTGGGTTACCAGAATATGCATTCGCAATCTTAAATGGGCTTAATGCCTCATCACCAGGATTCACGCCAGTTGCACTTTCGGCATAACGTGTTCTTAGTGTATGGATTTGTCCTACTGGACCACTCATTGGTTGTACACCTACGAGTTCGTTAGCAATGACTGAAGGCATAACCCTTCTAATCAAAGGTAACATTACTTTGTTTAAAGTTGCAACGTTGCCAGCCTGAGTAGCACCACTTGTTGCTGATTCCTGAAGATATCTTTTAGTATTTTCAAGAACAACATCTAGTGAACTTTTACGAGATCCATTAAGACCTTCTAAAAGTGCGTCCTTGGTTGCTGACCAGTTGCTTTCAAATAATTCTGCCATTGTTTTCTCCTAATTTGAAAGTCCGGCTAATTTACGGATATTCTCAATTTCGACAATATCCTGTTCATCTTCAGTTGAAGGCTGAACGTTCTTGTCACCAGTGTGTTCTGATGTCACTGATTCCGTTAATGGTTTTCGCGAACTCTTAGGTAATGCTTCGCCGTCTAAAACACTTGGAAGATATTTATTAAATTGCTTCTCTAGGTTTTCTGTTTTAACACTCTCTAAAAGGTCAACCATTATTTCTTTTTTTGCCTTTTGCTAAAGGTTTAAGCAATGAGTCCATAGTCTCTTTACGAGCATATTTGTCATTTGCTACATTCAATTTTGATTCAACTAACTTAGTTGCTTCTGCTTTCGCTTCAACTTCTTTGTTTGCTTCTTCTAATTGCTCTTTAACATTAGCGATTTGTTTTTCTAAATCTTTCACATCTGAAGTTTCATTCAAATAACTTGAACGATATTCATTTGCAAAGGATTCAAAGATTCTGCGACCGAAATCGTTTTCTCTTGCGGCTGTGATGTCATCACGGAACTGTTTAACATTCTCTGTTACGATAGTGTTTACAGTTGCCTCGACTTTGTCAGCGGCACGTTTGATAAAGTCTTTTTTGGCTTCTGCAAGTGCTTTTTTACCTTCAGTAACCATTTTAACTTTTTGTTCTACTAGTGCTTGTTTGTCTTCGTGGAATTCTTTAAGTTCTCCACTTAGTTGTTCAACAACAAAATCATCAAGTTTAGAAACATGTTCACCGACTGCGGTTCTCTCATTTCTAAGTTCTTTAACTTCTTTTGCTAGTTGTTCTGCTACAAACTTCTCTAATTTCTTAGAGTGTTCGCTAACAGCCTTTTTGTAAGCAACTCTTTCTTCAGCAACGGCTTGTTTATCTTCAGCGAGTTCAACCATTTCTGCTTCAACTCTTTCTTTGATAAATCCGTCAACTGCCTCAACAATAAGACCTTTGTCATGCTCATATCTTTGAGCAAACTCTTCTCTTAATTCTGCTGTAAGTTCCTCACGGGCTTCCGATAGACGACTTTCCCATGCCTCAACGATTGATGAACGAATTTCTTCATTCAAATCACTTGATTCGATTAAGTCTTCAAATTTTTCTGCCATAGTAGTCTCCTACCTCAATTTTAAATCGTTAATAAAATTAACGATACTTTTATCTAGGTGCATTTGTGCACCAGGTTGTTTACCGTGTGTATAGTCTTTGGCGATATCATATATCATGCTACCACCTCTCATGTTAAACAAAGACTCATAAATGGTCTTTGGATAGGCGTCTGGGGCACTTGGTTGTGCAACAATATCGACGGTAACGATGTCAAAATCAGACACACGACCTGATTCATTAACGTTTCCACTTCCTCTACTGCTGACACCTAACTTTGCACCTGCTTTTAATAAAGCCTTTGCAATGTTCCCCATTGGTGTATCTATAACTTTTAACTTACCCATACCGTCTGAACCATCACATTGCATTTCTGTAATGATATGGCTCACTCGGTCTAGATTTATTTGTAGTTCTTCTGGATGGTCTAATTCGCCCATCACAGTTTCACCACCGCTAAGTCTTTTTGTTACGTTTTCCACAGCACGTTGAATTTCATCTTTAGGATATACTCTTCCATTTTGATTTTTAACATCGCCTTGAATGAATAATCCAGCCATAAACAAGTCTTTGCCATCTTCAGATTCCATTAACCGGATCTTGGATGCTTCTGGACTCATATATTCGTATAATTTACGCACTATTTCTTCCTTTACAAAAAGTTAATTAAGCCTTT